TCCCGGCTGCGCACGATATATCCGGCTTTTTCGAGTTCCTTTACCGCTTCGCGGATTGCGTCGATCTTCTCCCGGTTGATATGGGATAAGCCCGCAAGGGTATAATCCCAATCTTCGGGCAGCGAAAGCATTTGCGACAACAAGCCCTTTGCCTTTAAGGACAATTCCTTGTTTCGCAAGTGGTGGTTGCTCATAACGGTATATCCCGTATTTCGCTCCACTCTGAAAACTGCCATATTTCCTCACTTCCTCTCTTGGTATGCGTGGACAATTAGAAAGCCGTTTTCGGCTGTTTTGGTATTGCAATATGCCCTTTGCCGTTTTCGCGTCTGCAAAGCCGCATGGCACAAGGGCTTTTGCCCGTCTATTTGTCCATGCTGGCGTGCGTTTTCCGCGTCCTTTTGCCGGGGCAATAGGGACACTCTTTGAAAACGCAAAACTCATATTTCCACCCGGGGCGGTAGAAACGGCAAGTGCCGCAATCTTCATCATCTCCGGCACAACCGGATTGATAGCGGTCAAATCCCGGCTTCTGCTGCATGAGCAATTCAAACGCCCGCTGCTTGCCCTTTGTGAAATACATTCCGGCTGCACCTCCTTTCCTGCGGGCATAAAAAAACGGCGTTACTTTCTCCCCCAAAGGGGTTAAGGTAACGCCGTTTGTGTGCGTATTCAGTTTTTAACACATTCCCTGTCTATCCGCTGTCCGCAAAACCATTGATTTTATTAGCTTTTTGCCGCTATCGCTATCACACCTCATTATTTGAACGGCCTGCGTTCCAAAACCTATTTCGGGAACTGGAGCAGGGGACCATCAACTGCATTCTGGTCAAAGATTTATCCCGATTCGGGCGAAACTATATTGAAGTGGGACGTTATCTGGAACGTATTTTCCCGGTCATGCGGGTCCGGCTGATTGCAGTGACGGATAATTATGACAGTCAATCTGCGTGGAAGACCAGCGATTCCATCATGGTCCCAATGCGGAACCTGCTCAACGATGCGTACTGCCGGGACATTTCCGTTAAAATCAAGAGCCAGCTTGCGGTCAAGCGGAAACGCGGTGATTTTGTGGGAAGTTTTGCAACCTATGGATACCAGAAGGACCCCAGCAATCATACCAAGCTGTTCGTGGACGAACTGGCAGCGGAAACAGTGCAAGATATTTTCCGCTGGAAGATCAGTGGCATGAATAATCAGAGCATCGCAGACCGATTGAATGCGAAAAAGGTGCCGTCCCCGGCTGCACGAAAGTTGCAGAGCGGTGCAAAGCTGAGCCTGCATTTCCGCAAGAGCGATGAGCCGCCGTGGTCTGCCAAGGCGGTGGACCGCATTCTGCACAACGAGGTCTATATCGGAAAACTGGTGCAGGGAAAGACAAGGAGACTGGACTATCGCTCCAAAAAGAAAATGAACGTGCCGATGAGGGACTGGGTAATCGTGGACAATACCCATGAAGCAATCATTTCGGCAGAGCAGTTTGAACTGGTGCAGCGGATTCTGGAAACCGAAACTCGCAGGCCGAACGATGCCGAAACGGTGGCCCTGTTTGCGGGATTTCTTTACTGTGGGGACTGCGGCAGCCGGTTGGTGCGCAGGTCGGCCAGCTATAAGGGAAAGCGGTATGTCTATTATCAGTGCTCCGGCAGCAAACAGAACAAGGGCAGCTGCACGAGCCATAACCTGCGGGATGAAAAGCTCTATAACATTGTGCGGAATGCGCTCCAGATGCAGATCCAGATCGTGATGGAGGAAGCAGAGTTTGTAGAAAGCATCCGGCAGGCCCAGCAGGAACCCTACCGTGTGCGGCGCATCGAACGGCAGATTCGGCAGCTGACTGCAGAAAAGGCCCATACACAGGGCATTAAGGAAAAATTGTATGGGGATTACGCAGAGGAAATCCTCACACGGGAGGATTTTTTGAACTACAACGAACTGTACAGCAAGCGGATTGAAGAGTATGACCGCAAAATCACAGAACTGGAAGCGGAACAGCGAAATTTACAGACTGCTCCAAACGCTTATCCGTTTCTGGATGTGTACCGTAAGTATCGAAAATTGGAAGAAATCACCCGCCCGATGATTGTTGAATTGATTGAGAAAATCGAAGTGTATGAGGGCAATCGGGTGGAAATTACGTTCCGATTCCAGGATGAAATTGCAGACCTGCTGGAAGAACTGCATCAAAAGCAGATGGGGCAGCAAGAAGTATCTGCATGAAAGGAGAAGCCGACTTATGGCAAGAGTAAGCAAGAAAGTAAGTACGGCGCAGCGGGAAACCGAGAACGCGCAGCATCGTATCTGGAAAACCGCAATTTACGCACGATTGTCTGATTTCGATGATGTGCTTCGGAATACGGAATCACTGGAAGTGCAGATTTCCTATATCAAGGAGTACATCAATCACCGGGATGATTTGATGCTGCTGGATGTATTTGCGGACAAGCGGTGTACAGGGATGAACTTTGACCGCCCGGAATTTGAGCGGTTGCTGAAAGCATTGCAGGAGCGGAAAGTCAACTGCATTGTGGTAAAGGATTTCTCGCGTCTGGGCCGTAATTTCGTGGAAACAGGTCAGTATCTGGAACAGGTGTTTCCGTTGTTCGGCGTAAGATTTATAGCCATCAACGATAACTATGACAGCCTGAACAGCCAGAGCCGGGACGGGATGCTGGTGCCGATCAAGAGCATGATCAATGAAATGTACTCGAAAGACCTGTCCCAGAAGATTCAGTCGTGCTTTCGTTCCAAGGAAGCACGGGGAGAAATCTATACCCCTGTTCCATTTGGCTACAAAAAGGATCAGAGGAATCATTTGGTTCTGGATGAGGAAGTCAGCGATGTGGTAGTTCGGATTTTTCTCTGGAAGAAATCCGGCATGAAAGAGCGCGAGATTGCAAAGAAGCTGTCTGCGCAGGGAATCCAGACACCTTTTACACGCCGCTGTCAGCTGGGATACCTGAAAAACACCTTGCGGGTAAAGGACCCAGCATGGCAGACCGTTTTCGTGACAAAGGTGCTGGAAAATCCAATCTACACAGGAACAATGGTCTATAACCGCATCGCCTACGATGAAGCGAATCGGAAAATTGGGCAGAATCCACGGGAAAGCTGGCGGATGGTGCCGGATAGCCATCCGGCGATTATCAGCTGGGAACTGTTTGATGAAGTTTCCGCATTACGGGAAGCTGAGCAAGCAGTCAAGGAAGAACGAAAAAAGTGGTGCAGACAGCGCAGAGAGAACAATCCGAACATCTTCAAAGGCAGAATCTTTTGCAAAAAGTGCGGAGAAAAATTGGTTTGTCATTGGCAAAGTGATGGTACGCTGTATTTTTACTGTGCATCTTGCCATATTTCAATTTCAGAGAAAGACCTCTGGAACGGCATTAACAAGGAGTTGCGCCAGCGGATGGAAGAACACCGTGATTTGCAGAAGCTGGTACGGAAAAGCTCTGGAAAAAGCAAACTCCAATCAAAAGAAATAGCTACAAAACGTGAAATTGAACAGGCGTCAGGCAATATCGTTCGACTGGAATCACAGAAGCGCAGCGGCTACGAGCAGTATGTCCTTGGAAAAATTTCAAAAGAAAAGTTCTTGAAATTGAAGCAGGATGCAGAGAATGAAATTGAGGCATTCAGACAGACAAAAGCTGAAAATGAGAAAGAACTGGTCGTTGTTCAAGAAGAATTGCAGCAGAAAAAGCAAATCGCAGGCAACACAGAGGTTCTTTTAACGGCAGATAATCTGCAGCAGTATGTAAAGAAAATTGAAGTGGATCACAAGAAAAATACTTACACGGAATTTGTGTTCTAACGAAAAAGGAGGACAGACAATGAAAGAAAAAATCTATGATGCCCGGACAGGAATGGGATATGTTTTGGTGGGTGATTATTATCTGCCAGCCTTGAAACTGCCACGGACCCGTCCGATTGGCCGCTGGGGGATGCTACACAAGGCGTACCTGAAACTGCGAAAACCAGCCTATTATCAGAGCCTGCTGCTGAGTGGAAAGCTGGATACTGTTTTGGCAAATGTGGAAGAGCAGGCTGCAGAGCGGTATAAGGTCTTGATCGAGCAGATGAGTCAGCGTGAGGAAACTTCAGAAAAACTGAAAGAAGAGAACCAGATGGAATGGGTACGCCGTATGAATAATCTGGAAAATCGTGCTGCGGAGATTGTAAAGGCAGAATTGATCTATACGTTTGAAAGGCGGTGAGCAGCAGATGATCGGAACCTATTACCGGCTTTCTCTTGCGGACGAGGATGTGGGAACAGATAAGACCGAGAGCAACAGCATTCAGGGCCAGCGCGGACTGGTAGAGGGGTACATCATGGCCCGCCCCGAACTGGCAACAGAGCCGCGTCAGGAGTACGTGGACGATGGCTACTCCGGCACATCTACAAGCCGTCCTGCGTTTCAGCGGCTAATTCAAGATGCACAGGACGGAAAGGTGAAAACGATTATCGTAAAGGACTTTTCCCGGTTCGCCCGTGACTATATTGAAGCAGGCGATTATATGGAGCGAATCTTCCCGTTGCTGGGCGTTCGCTTCATCTCCGTCAACGATGGTTACGACAGTGGAATGCAGATCAGAAACGATGTATGTGGACTGGAAGTAGCCATTAAGAACATCATCAACGCATCCTACAGCCGGGACCTCTCCGCTAAAATCGCAGCAGCAGACCATGTGATGCAGAAAAAAGGAATGTATCTCGGAGGATACCGCCCGTTTGGATTCCTGCCGGACCCGAACGATTGCCATAAGCTGATCCTCGACCCGGTAGCCAGTCGATATGTGCGGTTGATCTTTGAACTGGCATTGCAGGGCAACAGAACAGGCACCATCGCAAAAATCCTGAATGAAAAGCAGATTCCAACTCCGGCAGCGTATCATGTGGCGGAAAGCCATGTGTACAGCGAGCAGAAAGCATGGGATCTGCAGCGCAGCCATTGGACAAGTGGAACGGTTTACCATGTTCTGAAAAATGAGAAGTATAAGGGAACCTATGTGGGCGCGAAATTCATTATGCCGGTTCCCTGTAAGCATCGGGTTCTGCGCGCTCCCTTGGAACAGCAGGTACGAATACCGAGAATCCTGATATAAGAATCGTACATCAAATCAAAAACAGTCTTGCGCCTACGGCAGAAGACATCCGCTTTTCCATTTCTGCCGACAAGGGCTTTCGATGGCTGGAATGCAGGCCACAGCTTTTTGAAAAACAACAGCCGGACGCCGAACCTAAATTTGATACAGAGCAACAGAAAGCTGCCTACTGGATCAAGCATTTCCTTGAAAAAGGCGATATGAGCGCAAATGAAATTTATTGCCGTCTGGACAATGAGGGTGTCAGCAAACGAGTGGCGCGGATGGTAAAAACGGAAATGGGAATCCACTGCTACCAGAAGAAGCGGAGATGGTATTGGAGTGTTCAGCTGGAAGAAGGTGCTATGAATGGACCACAAGTATAAGGTTGGTGGCTATGTGAAACTTGCAAAACTGTGGGAACGCTCTAAGGATGCAGCGGTAGCCTATCACAGTTCCTACTATGCTGAAAAGTTTAGGGATGATGCGGATAAAAGGCTGGTTGGTGTCTATATTGACATCACAGGGAATAAGGAAATTTATAAACGCCCGGAAATGGTGCATCTGCTCAAAGATTGCAAAAAGGGTGCCGTCAATCTGATTTTTTCACAGACAAGGGCCTACCTTGCAGCAAATACTTGTGATTTCTGTTTTCTGCTGAAATATCTGTTTGATTTGCCGATGCGGGTGGACATTGTTACAGATGATGACGACCAGAGAATTGACACGATTCTTGATGCTGAGAATCAGCGTCAGAACCTGAAAGAATTGGCCGAAAAATATACATCAATCCGAAGGAAAGATTATCTTGAGTGGAGAATTCGACTGGAAGATGAAATGACAAAGGCTGAAGAAAAATGAACGTAGAACATATCCCAGCAGAAGATGTGGACATGCTGCCGTGTGGAGCAGACTGGCAGAGTAGGCATTTGGAGTCCGAAAAGAGAAAAGCTGAAATTCGGGACAGAATCCATAAGCAGGCAGAACAGGGCCAGAAAACGGCAAAAGACTACTTTCGTCCGGCGAAACCGACACCGTCGATTTACGACAGTGACCTGAAGCGTGTAGCGGTTTATGCCCGTGTCAGCACCTCTAGCGAAGAACAGATTTCTTCCATTGAAAACCAGACTCTATATTACACAAAAAAGATTGCAGAAACGGAAAACTGGAATTTGCAGGACATTTACAGCGATGAAGGAAAATCCGGCACATCGCTGCGGAAACGTGATGCGTTTAAACGCATGATGCGAGATGCCAAAGACCAGAAGATGGATTTGATTATCTGTGCCAGCATTTCACGTTTTGCTCGGAATTTTTCAGATTGCATGACGCAGATCGCGGCCCTGAAAACCATGCACCCGGCACATCCCATTGGCGTGTACTTTGAAACGGAAAACATCTACACGCTGAATCCAAGCAGTCAATACAGTCTTGACATTCAGGCTCTTTTGGCAGACTGGGAATCGGGCAACAAGAGCCGCCGCATGATCCTTTCGTATGACCAGCGCATTATGACAGGCCAGTACCCGGTGGCCGACCTGATGGGGTATCGGCATACCAAAGATGGACAGTTGGTAATTGAGCCGGAAGAAGCGAAGACGGTGCGGTTTATCTTTCTGGCGTTTATTCAAGGGTATAACTACGATCAGATTGCAATGATCCTGACGCAGAAAAAGCGCAGCACCCTGCGCGGCAGGCAGGAGTGGAACGGTGTGATGGTAGCAAACATCATGAAAAATGAACGCCGCTGGGGTGATCTGGAAGCCCGGAAGAGCATTGTGGTGGACTACAAGCTGGGCAAGGTCACAAAGAATAATGGGAATCGCTGCTCTGCCTATGTCCCGGAACATCACGAAGCAATTGTTTCGCCGGAGATTGCACGGGCTGCACATCTTGTGGCATCCAGCAGCAAAAAGTGCGGTGTGCAGGATATTGTGGTAATCCGGCAGGGAGCATTGAAAGGCTTTGTGGGTATCCATCCGAACTGGAACGGTATCAATGCTGAAAGCATCCGCAGCCTTTGCCTGAGCACCTATCTGCCGGAAGAGGTGGCAAAACTGAACAAGATGGCAGAAATGCGGTCTGGAAAGAAGTTGGATATGGCATTGCCATCTGATTATTTGACGGTATCTGGCATATGTTTTATCAATCAAAGCAGCCCGGTTATGACGATTTCTAAAAATGGAATCCGTTTTAGCAAAGCGTGTCATACCCGCTTGGACGACTGCGAATATGTGGAACTGCTCTATCATCCGATTCTGCAGGTCGTGATTTTGCGAAAGAGCGATCATGGCTCTTCAACGGCGATGCACTGGCAAGATGACAATGACGTTCATAGTGCCTTTTCAGCCAGAGCATTTTCTGGACTGGTCTTCCAAACATTGAACTGGAGAAGGAATTGCCGCTATCAGTGCCGTGGTATCTGCCAGGAACGGGAAAACGCAAAATTCCTGCTCTTTGAGTTGGATGAGTCCCGGATTTTGATTGGGAAAAATCATTATGAACAGGCTGAGGGATACTCGATGAACCTGGAATGTCGGCTGTATCGGCATAAGTGGGTTCAGAGCATTACGGCCGGTGATGTGATGGAATCTGGCCAAGTCGTAGAAAATCCCATGATTGGCGCGATTCCGAGCAGAAATGAAGTTCAGCGTGAACTGGATGACCTTTTAATGTCGATGTAGGAGGATTTGAGAAATGGAAGAAAAAAACAGGGAGCAGGAAATGAGTGCTCGGGAGATCTCGCTGATTCGTGAGTTGGCACAGATACGAAAAGAGTATAAAAGAGAGCTGGAGTACGAAAAATTTGATGGCTATGAGTTGCCGCCACGCACACAGTTTTCCATGCTGAATAAACCTGCAGTGAGCATAAAATATGGTGTTATGAAATTTAATATGGCGTGCATTCGGCTTTTTGAAGGAATCAAGTATGTCCTTCCGATTTTGCACCCCAATAAGAAGCGGCTTGCGTTGATTATGTGCCCGGAAGAGGACAGCGCGTCTGTTGAATGGGCACGACAGAAAGACGAAAACTGGGTGAATAAGGATATAACATCATTGGAATTTGTGGAAAATATCTTCAGGCTCATGAACTGGAATCGGGAATGCCGTTATAAAGTGCTTGGACGGGTGGCTAATTCAGATCAGGGTCTTTGTATGTTGTTTGATTTGGAAGAAGCAATCATGTTCACCCCGAAGCCACAGGAATATACGGATCCGCTTACTGGTGAAATGAAGAAAAAGCAGATGAAATTCTTCCCGGATGCCTATAAGAACCGTATCGGAAAATCTTATAATGACTACATTGCAGATCATCAGATGAACATGTTTGAGGACTTCATTGGGTATCAGAGTTCTACTGTATTGGATGAGCCCGAACGGGAAGCAGGCACTACTTCAATACCGATTCCGCAACGTGAAGAATCTGAAAATATACCTTCGCCAGATTTACCGGGACAGCTTGAAAACGTACAACAATCGGGCAATGAGATTGCTGAGAGAGGAATGCCGACATGAATTCTGGGCGAGTTATGAACCTACGAGTGACAATTCCGGCGGAAAGCCGGAGAATGAATGTTGGGAAAGATGTTATCCGTATTCTTGGAAGTCCGGCCTATATCTGCGTTTTGCAGAGGAAAGATCGGAAGTCTATTGCGATTACTCCGTGCACCGCTGAACATCCCATGTCCTTTAAGGTTCCAGACAGGCTGTTGACCGATGGACAGTGCCGAATGATGATTAACGGAATACAGTTCATTCAGGCGTTGCTGGAGGCAAATGAACTAGCTGTAGGAAAGGATCATCAGTTTAAGGGGAGATATGAAGCTGAGAAAAACGCAGTTATCATTTCACTTGAAAAAGATGAACGGGAATGGTAGTCAAGGCGGGAAGAATCTTGAATATAGGTGTTGCTCTATTGAAATATTATGCTGAATTGAATTTAAACCAGAGCGGGCAATATGGACAAATCTATGCTGAAAAGTTTACATCTGCCAGCTTGATATGCAAAGTGTTTTATGGTAAGATGAAAGCACAATGGGGGAAGTATACTCTCCTCTTGAATCTGCTGTAAGGAAGTGAATGCCGATGGAAAATCAGCTTGCTCATGCGATAACGCAGACGGAATTTCATGATGAAAGAAATCCATGAGCAGCCGAAAGCTGTTCAGGATACCCTTAACTCTGTGATCAAGAACGGCGCTATCGACCTATCCAGTGTGGAGATCACCGAGGACGAAATTAAAAACTTTGAGCAGATCTATATTGTTGCCTGTGGCTCTGCATGGCATGTGGGCATGGCTGCTCAGTATGTGCTGGAAGATATAGCGGATATTCCGGTGCGTGTGGAACTTGCATCTGAGTTCCGCTATCGTAAAATGCCGCTCAATCAGAAAGCACTTGTAATCGTTGTCAGCCAGTCTGGTGAGACAGCAGATACATTGGCAGCACTGCGTATGGCAAAAGAAAAGGGCATTACCACAATGGCAATCGTCAATGTAGTGGGTAGTAGTATTGCCCGTGAAGCAGACAAGGTGTTTTACACACTTGCTGGCCCTGAAATTTCTGTTGCTACAACCAAGGCATACAGCGCACAGCTTGCGGCCATGTACTGCTTGTCGGTTCAGTTCGCAAAGGTTAGAGAAAAAATCACTGAAGAACAGTACAGTTACTATATTTCTGAACTGTTGACTCTCCCGGAGAAGATGCAGAAAACTTTGGAAGATAAAGAGCGCATCCAGTGGTTTGCTGCGAAGTATGCCAATGCACACGATGTGTTCTTCGTTGGCCGTGGCATTGATTATGCAGTCTGCTTGGAAGGCAGTTTGAAACTGAAAGAAATCAGCTACATTCACTCGGAGGCATATGCAGCTGGCGAACTGAAGCACGGAACTATTAGTCTGATTGAGCAGGGAACGCTGGTCATCGGCGTGCTGACCCAAAGCGAACTCTACGAAAAGACTATCAGCAATATGTTGGAGTGCAAGAGCCGTGGTGCTTATCTGATGGGGCTCACTACTTATGGCAAGTATGAAATCGAAGATCAGGTAAACTTCACGGTTTATGTTCCAAAGGTGGATGAGCACTTTGTTGGTAGTTTGGCAGTGATTCCGCTACAGCTACTGGGTTACTATGTGTCTGTAGCCAAGGGTCTGGATGTGGATAAGCCGAGAAACCTCGCAAAGAGTGTGACAGTGGAATAAGATGCAAGACCCAATAAAAGTATTAGCCAAAATCCTCACAAACATCCTGACCGCTCTCTACGAGCCGTTTGGATTTTCACTTCTGCTTTCCTTTTTGGCTATGTTTTTCTATCTGTATGCATATGAGCCTACCGCAGCAGGAAAAGGCTGGAAGAACGCCATAGTAACATGGTATCAGAAATTCAAGGAGAGCGTGTTCTTTCGGAAACTGTTTTTACTGACCTTCGTGACATCGATGATCCTGTTTAGAACCCTGTTAAACCGGAACCTGTGGATGAACCCATTGTCCGATGTTATGGGTGGCTGGGGCATCTGGGAGACGGTGAACGGTGAGAGGCAGCTGACCACCGAGTGTATCGAGAACGTAATCATGATGGTGCCGTTTTCAGCAGTAGTGGCGTGGACATTCAGAGAGAGGATTGGAAACAATCGGAAGAAGATCCTGTGGCAAAGCGGGAAGATAGCATTCATTTTTTCGATAAGCATTGAGATGCTACAGCTGTTTTTAAGGCTCGGTACGTTCCAACTATCTGACTTGTTCTATAACACAGTTGGTGGAGCGCTTGGTGGTTTGATGTACTACGCGGGGATGAAGGTAAGAAAGCATCTGTAATCTGTAAAAGAATCGAATTATGTGGAATATTGGGAGCGGATGCTCCCTACGCTGCTCTGATAATCACACACCTCTTCGTGGTGAGCAGTAGGCAACGATCTGAGATCGGCAGAGATGTGATAAGGAATAAATGTAGAAAAATAAATAGGTGCTATCATTATGGACGATATTTTGAAACTTGCAAAGGATTATTCGAAAAAACGTCATTTAGACCTTCTTCCACATGGTAATAATAATATTTTGGAAAATCTTGATTTTATATATGATGAAAACTGGGAAAATCAAGGCGTACCTTATCCATACGAAATATTAACGTATCTATTCGATAGCTATTATGTCTTACCAGAGCGGCCAGATTTGGCAGCGCTGTTTTGTTGGCAGGCAATTAATCATTCGTATTACGTTCAGCAGTTAAGCGATAACAATGTAGGGTTTTGTCAGGACACAAAGGGTGTTGAACTTGTTCGTGATGCGATTCTAGGTGACTGGAATAACAAATATAAAACAGTATTAGAGCCTTTTCTGAAAAGGATGCCGGATAAAACATTTCATTATGTTGCATCATATATGCTTAAAGGGTATGCGATGGAAAAGAAAGGAATAGCAGAAAAATATAGGGCTACTTCATATAAATCATTAAAACGAAAAATTTCATCGCTATCGGATATTTTGGATAATGCTTATGGAAAGTCATACTGTCAGATTTCCAATCCGACACTTATCGGTAATGTAGTGAATCTCGGAATTGACAATGCAAATAAAAGAAAGAGCCGAGACGTAACACACAGTTTTGGAATGAAATTAAGAGCGCTCATGCTAGGAAAAGAAGTTGAGATTACTTTCTGTGATGTGCAGAGGACAAAGAAAAAATATAAATTCACAGATGAAGAAAGGCTTTCGTTCGTTCTTTTTGGTATTCTCTATGCTTCTCGTTGCAACAATTTCCATGGAAATGTTGCAGCTCGAATGAACAGCATTAATGCAAATAAAGATACATTTAAAATGTATACAGATATGTTTTTGGCAGAGTATATTATTTTAGCAATCCATCTGAATAGCCAAGGTGCTTTATCGGATGTGGTACTGAATAAGGTTAAGAAAAATGCCAATTTGATGGTATGATAGATATTGCTCGTAGACTCGCAGAGTGATATACTTTAGTTATTATAATTGGAAAGAGGTTTGTATCCTATGCCCAGAACAAAAGGTAGCAAGAATAAGCCCAAAACTGTGACTGCTGATTTCGCAACGCAGATTGCAGAAAAGCAGTCCGCAAAGGAAGCGCTCACAGCGGAAATCGCATCTATCACCGCAAACATTGACACTTTGAAGGCTGACCTGAAAGTGAAGAAGACTGCTCTGAAGAAGGCCGAAAAAGAAGTGGCAATGCTGGAAACGAAGAAGGCAAAGGCAGACGCCAAAGCTGCAGAAGAAGCAAAAAAGACAGAAGCGGAGTCCGTTCTGAAAAAGCTGCTGGCCGAAGGCATGAGTGCCGATGAAATCCTCGCAAAACTGAAATAACACGAAAAACCCGTGATGGACAGGCATAACGCACCGTTCATTACGGGTTTTAGAATTATGAGAACATAAGTTCATCCAACGGCAACATCAAACTGAAAATGTGCCGGAAGGTTGAGCTTTTTGATAAACGCATGGTGCTGGGCGTGGTAGTGACGTAGATCATATCCTAGATGATGCAGTTCCAGCAGCTTCACCAGCACCAGATTGAGGTGGATTCCCTTAGCAGCGGAAATTTGAGCAGTATCCAGCCCGCGCTTCGTCATTTGATAGACTTCATCACTGTCCAGCATCAGGTGGGATGTGAAAGCATTATGCTCGTAAAGAAGGATGTGCTTGTCCTTAATGGTCAGAAACTTGTTCAGGGTATGCAAGTCCATAAGTAGTTGATGTTCCAGATAATGTCCGAGTGCATAGCCGCACACCATCTGCTTCGTCTGTTTGTCCAGCTGGCGATTGATAAGGATCAATGGTTTGTCAAAATAGAGCGAAAGTAAACCCAACATATCTTTAATACGAGAGGTTTCACTGATGTCCAGACTGCAACTGCGCGCAATCTGTTTGATGTTGCGAGTTCCGGCATTTTGGACAAGTTCGTTGGCAGCTTGGTGAATAAACGCAGAATCCATAATGTAATCTCCTTCCGGGGATGGCATAGTGAATGGAACAGTGGTTTACAGGTTCATTATTCGTTCCTTTTCTCGTTTTTGTTCTCGGTACTTAAAATAGGCTTTGTGCATTTCATACATGATGCCGTCCATATCCTGCGGGGTCAACTCTCCGCTGGCAAATAGCTCAGTAAGCTCGAATGCGAGATGCTGGGCTTCTATTTTGCCCTTTTTTCCGTAGGCTTCGGCAGCACGTTCGATAAATAAAGACGGATCCGGCTGTAAATAGGTCAAAGGTACATGGAATATATCGGCCATCTTTTCAAGCATTTCAATACTGCGAGGGTAGCGGCCATCACGCTCCCATCCGATGATCGTTCGTTTGTTGATACCCAGACATTGTGCCAATTCGTCCTGTGTTAAAGAGTGCTTCTTTCGTAGATCGCGAACTTTCTCTCCAAATTTCATGTTTGCAACCTTTCTATGGAGTATTTATCGTGCGGTAACAATGTGCAACGGAATTTGTAAATATTCAAGCTGAAAGATGCAACGAATTTTCACTTTATCCTCTTGACACGGCGACGCGACTTGCTTATAATATATGCTATATTCTATCATCTTTTGGATTATTATACCGTAAAAATCGTAAATATGCAAGCCGAAAAAGGTGAAAAAAGAGCGGAAGTTCAAAAGGTGAAATTGAATAGAAGAAAAAAGAAACTTAAACCAACACAAAGGAGGCCGTGAGAAGATGAGCAACGGAGAACATGAAATCCGCACCCCAAAGGGGCTGCGGATTGGGAATCGCAGTGTCGTTGATGGAAAGAATATGCTTCAGATCAAGCGTGGTGGTTGTGAAGATTATATTTCTGCTGAATCTCTGGTAGAGTGCATTCACGGCCTTCCCGTGAAGAGTATCGAATTTTTCACAGCAGAGAACCAACGGAAAGAAGCCTGAAGCAAAGTGCTTCATCGACACTGAAAGCGCAGAGGTGGAATCTTAGGCGGCACCTGGTTAGCCGACCAGCTCCACCAGACGTTCTTTTGGGTCTACAATATAATATCTGTTTGTTTAGAGCGATACCGTAGCAATATGTGATATAGGCCGGAACAGAATGAGCGAATGCAGCGCAGTAGTGCGCCTGTGAGTAACTCATCCTGTTCCGGCTTTTTTTAATTTCTCGAAAATCTGTATTCCCAGGTGGCTCTACGGATTCATGTTAGTATAGGGACTTCAAAAAATAGAAAGCAGCAAGAGGAATCTTAGATTCCCGTTCAAAAAAAACGGGTGAATCTGAGACGATTTTTGCTGCTTTTTTCAGTTCACCCGGAGCCGGAAGGCAGAAAGGTGGACAAAATGCTTACATTGAAAAAGGTCAAGGAAATGGTAAAAGCACCTGTACATACCAAGCGCGTACCCTCTCCGAAGGTGCTTTTGGAAGATGGTCGGATTCTTCTGCGTAAAGAATTTGAGCACGACAGTCACCTGACGCTTTATCACAGCGGCTATGTTTGGTTTTCTACAGGAAAGCGAAACACCGTGTTCCATATCCATGACTGCTGTGGAAACTATGCCTACGATGCAGCAGAGGGAAAGGGAGATGTGATCGAGGAAGAGTATTTTGAAAACTGCGAGTGGCATATTCGCGCACTGTTTGAGGGCGAACGGAGAGTGGAGGAATCACAGCAGAAGTGCGAGGGCGTGGGTCAGACCAAAGTGTGTGTTTCGTACCATGCCGTAGCGGAAGATTGGGGCGAGATGGTAGACTCTGAAATCAATGTTCTGGATAGATTTATTGAGAAGGAAGCACTTCATGCAATGATGGCGGTTCTGACGGAAAAGCAGCGTAACCTGATCTACCAGAATTATGTTCTTGACAAGACCCATCAGGAAATTGCAGATGGTATGGAAATCGCGCGTGGGTCGGTTACAAGGTCTGTCAATCAGGCACTTGAACGGATTCGCCGCAAATTTGATTTTGAAGCACATTATGAATTGACAGTGGGAGACTTTACATGAAAAGGAAACAGCAGATGAGCAAGAATACCCGGCAAACAGAAAAAGTGGCAAGCGGTTCTCCTTATATCAATAGGTGCGGTGAATATACCATCGAGGCCGAATTTGCAGGCAGTAGTTCATTGGAAAGCTGCATTGCAGCTTATCTCAATGAAAAATATCAAATTGAATAAAGATGAATGCTTCGATAATCCGTTAAAAATGAATGCGGGATAAAAAATTTCAAAAAATCTTTAAGAACTGTATCCCCCAAGGCACCTTCAAATTCATATTAGTGTAAGGGTTAGAGAGAAGAGTACCTTACAAAGCTCCTTGAAAACTGAATAAGCCATCCCAGAGAGATACTTCTGGCACTGAATGTGCATCCTGCGCGTCTTACCAGAGAAAACGCCGCTGAAATATGGGGCAGGAACGGGCTGGGGCAGAATGGCAAAGCTCAAATAACAGCAGATACACTGCGGTGGAGCAAGGAAACGTGTTCCACCGTAGGAATGTACTGTTATTTCCAATAGTGCAAATCCAATCCGACAGGGGGTGATGAATTTACATGGAGTACCCGTATTTCAAAGGTCTGGAAGCAGACCGATACAGCTTTTACCGTGTGCCGAAGGCACTGGTCAAGGCTGATCTGTTTCAGAAGATGTCCGGGGACGCCAAGCTGCTGTATGCTGTGCTGCTGGATCGCATGAGCCTTTCTATTAAGAACGGCTGGCAGGATAAGCACGGCAACGCCTATATCATCTGTACGATAGAAGAAGTCATGGACTCTATCCATTGTGCAAGACAAAAGGCAGTCAAGCTGCTGGATGAACTGGAACATGAATTCCGGCTCATTGAGCGGCGCAGGCAGGGCTTGTGCAAACCCAATCTACTGTATGTGAAAGACCTTTATGCGGGGCTTTCGCAATCGAACTACTGGAAGTATGAAAATCATACTTCCGGCGGTTTGAAAAACGAACTTCCGGGAGTTCCAAAATCAAACGGAAGTAATACTGAGAAGATAAATAAGACAGATAATAGTGAAACTGATCTTATCTATCCGGCTGAACTGCAGGAAGAAGAACAGTACCGCCGCTATTTCAAGGAGGCTCTGGAACTGGAAATTCTGGAACAGGGCTATCCGACAGATAAAACGGTTCTGTATGAGATTCTGGAACTGCTGGTGGAAACCGTCACCAGCAGAAAGAAGTTCCTGCGCATCTGTGGCGAGGAAAAGCCGAAAGAGGTGGTGAAAAGCCGACTGATGAAGCTGGATTCCTCGCATATCCAGTATATATTGGAGTGCTTAAAAGAAAACAGCACTCAGATTCGGAACATCAAGCAATACCTGCTGGCAACACTCTATAACGCACCTGTGACCGTGGATAGCTATTATTCCGCACAGGTTCGGCATGAATTTGGTTGGGGCGGCAGAGTAGATAAAAACTAGGAGGACAACCCCATGAACATCGTATTCATGAGTATGGACACGCTGCCCTCTACGCTGTGGGCGCGTGATCTGTATGACCAGATGCACATTCGCAGCGATTTCCGCAAGTGGTTCCAGCGTATGTGCCAGTATGGTTTCATCGAGGGCCGCGACTACGAGTATATGCCCGTGTCCGGCTGCAGGACGAGGGCGGGCGCACGGTCCAGCGGTATGTGAAAGACTACCGTATTACGCAGGACATGGCAAAGAAGCTCTGTAAGCTGCATCACACGGCAGTCGGCGCGGCGTATCGTCCGCAGCCGTTTGACTGGGATACACTGCTTGGCCTGCTGCATAAGAAGCCGCCGCGCCGGAGCAGCTACGAAGCGCAGTTGAGCGATTCGGATTCGCTGGTTACGACCACGCAGATCGCCAAAGAGTACGGCTGCGGAGCAAAGGTGTTCAATCGGCTGCTGCATCTGCACGGCATCCAGTACCGGGTCAACGGCCAGTGGGTGCTGTATTCGGAACACCACGGGAAGGGCTATACGTCCAGCCTGACGTTCCGGCTCCAGCGCAGCGATGGCTCCGAGGTGGAAAAGCTGCACACGGCATGGACGCAGAAAGGCCGGAAGTTCCTTTACCATACGTTGAAGCGGCGCGGTGTGCTGCCGCTGGCTGAACAGGGAGGTTAAGCCTATGAATTTTACCGATAATCCGTTTGAACGCATGATGCGCCAGCGTCCGGGAACGGACAGCGGCCATCCCTGCAAGCACTGCCGCCACAAATGGGAGTGCGGCTATCTGCTGCACCAGTGCCGTAAGAAGTTCCGCTCGGTGCTGGGAGATACCGCGCCGCCTGCGGCCGGGGCAGTCCGCCCCTGATGCAGCGGCGATAGATGGGAGGTGAACAGCCGTGCAGGAAGAAGTCAACGAGAAAACCATTTCGCTGTGCATCAAAGGAGGAAAAATCACCGCACAGATTTTGAAAGCAGCCCTGATAAAGCTGCTGACAGAAATGGACAAGAAAAAGCAGAGGGGGAAAGGAGAAAAAAGCCAATGTAAGAAAACAGGTCGGCAGAGCATCAAGAGTCTGCAAAAGAGCGGCGCACAGATCACGAACATTGTTGTCACGGACAATAATATCAAGTCGTTTGACCGGGTAGCCCGGAAGTATGGCATTGATTATAGTCTGAAAAAGGTGGAACAGGAGGGAAAGAGCGAATATCTGGTCTTTTTCAAGGCCAAGGACGTGGATGTTATGACCGCTGCCTTTAAGGAGTATACCAGCGAAACGCTGAAAAAGCAGAAGCGTGAATCGGTGCGTCAGAAGCTGGAAAAGGTAAAAGAGGAGCTTTCAAATCACCGTCAGCTCAAGAAAGAAAAGAAGAGGGAGCAGGAACCGACACGATGAAAAATCCGAAAACACCTGCCCAGCGTCCGCGCAAAGCACCGTCCAACCAGACGGGCGGCACGGCATGGGGCGAAAAAGTGGCTGCAGAGTTCAGCAGGATGATGCAGTCGGCAGACATGAAAAAGCTGATCCTGCTGAACTTCCCGTACATCATCGCCTTTTACATGGTGGAGAAAGCCGCATGGCTCTACCGTCATTGCAATGGCGATTCCGTGGTGGACAGGCTGATGGTTCTTTTTATGAACTTTGGTCTAGCCTACAAAAGTGTCTTGCCCAGCTTTCACCCGTTCGACCTGATGGTGGGGCTGGTCGGCGCAGCTGCGCTGAAAGCAGTGATTTGCTTCAAAGGGAAGAACGCGAAGAAGTATCGGCAAGGCGAGGAATACGGCTCTGCGCGGTGGGGCAACCAAAAGGACATCGAACCTTTTATCGACCCGGTATTCGAGAACAACGTCATCCTCACACAGACCGAACGGCTGATGATGAGTGGTAGACCAAAGCATCCGAAGTATGCTCGGAATAAAAACGTCATTGTGATCGGCGGCAGCGGCAGCGGTAAGACCCGATTTTATGTCAAGCCAAACTTGATGCAGATGCCCCAAAAGGTCAGCTATGTCGTAACGGACCCCAAGGGTACGATCATTATCGAGTGCGGAAAGATGCTCTCGGATGCCGGGTACAAAATCAAAGTCCTGAATACCATCAACTTCAAAAATCCATGCGGTACAATCCGTTCCATTACATCCGCAGTGAGAAGGATATTCTGAAACTGGTCAATACCATCATCGCCAATACAAAGGGCGATGGAGAAAAATCCGGCGAAGATTTCTGGATTAAAGCGGAACGGCTGCTTTACTGTGCATTGATTGGCTACATCTGGTATGAAGCCCCGGAGGAGGAGCAGAACTTTTCCACGCTGCTGGAGTTCATCAACGCCAGCGAAGCCCGCGAGGATGATGAAGAATTTAAGAATGCCGTAGATGAGCTTTTTGAGGAACTGGAACAGAAAAAGCCGGAACATTTTGCAGTCCGTCAGTACAAGAAATACAAACTGGCGGCAGGTGATATATGCTCTAAGTGACTTCTTAATCATGATTTTGTCATGGTTAGTGAAGCAATCACTTAGAGCATTTTTGTT